AAATGTACCAGTACAGCATCGTACAGGAATGGCTCAACAACAACGACAGCGCGATTTCTTGGTTTTTAACGAATCAGGATTCAACCCCGCAGACACCAATCAGTGGCTTCGAGTGGACGCTAGTCTCGTGTTTGTTGGCTCTATCGAGTATCCTGGCGGGTGTGACGTGGGGGGCCCCTGGCCAGTGGAAACGCTGGTCTTGGGCCGCTTGTGCCACCGCCTCGATTCTCACTTTCTGTGTGATGGCAAACGTGCAATTTTCATGCGATACCCCTGTGGCACGAGCCAGTGCTTTCCGACAGGTAAGCTTGGAATTGGCGAGTGCGTACAACAGCACTACGATGCCTGCGTCGAATGTGTGCCGCTCGGCATACTCGTCGGCAGGCCTCGCCCGCGAGCTTTCTCACTTGCCGGAGAATGCACACGATGCGTCCGTTGTCGCGTGCGTCATGCTCGAGGCGAGTTCGCAAGGCCTTGGCTCGACGGTGGATTTGTTCCCGTCGACGAATGCTGCGTGCTTGCGCGCGCAGTTGGCTTATACGGACGTCGTAAAGTGCTTCTCAACATTACGATGCATCGCGATTCGGTCTCGCTCGGAAACGTGCGAGTCTGGTGGACGTATGGCGTCTATGTTGACAGAGATGTGCAAGGTTGCGCCCCGCCACACAGAGCGAGTAAATATCGCACTGAGTCGCGTGATGGACCTTTCCACATTGTTGCAATTGAATTGCAGCTATTCGGCGAAGTTGAAAGCTATGCTTTTCTCGCTGCTGAGTACCAATTCACTTACGGCGAGTTGGTCGCCCATTCAATGTCCACAGCGAATGGCTGCATCGTCGTACGAGCAAAAGAATGATGATTTCGGTGTGTTCACAGAGGCCGGCGGTCAGTCGCAGGTCTGGTGGATTCTGACGGCGGCCGGGCAATTCGCTTTACAGGGCGGATTGCTTCTGATCTCCATCTGGACGACTCGGCATTACTCCACCGACTCGTCAGTGATTACGCTGATCATCGTTGCGGTGGTGGCCGGCTTTATGCAGGTCAACAACGCGATCGCCATGAAAGAAAGTGGCGAGAAGGTTGGTGCCGTCCCTGACGTCATCGACGAGGCGAAAATTAAGGGTTCTGAGAAGAAGCCCGGAGTCGCAAATAAATACCAAGTTGCTATCGTTTACAACAAGGTCAACGTCATCGGTCAGATGAGCCGCGTCACAATGGAGCTCAATGGCCCGACGTCACGACAGGTTTGGTTGACGAATGCACATGTGTATCAGCAGATCAAGGAGTGCTGGGCTGACGGAGATGAAGTCGGCCTGGCCAATGCGGAAGGTTACGTCCGAATCGAGCGAGCGACACTGCAGCCGCTGCTCGTTTCAACTGCCAGCACCCACACGCGCGTCTTACCTGATGGTAAGGCGGTCGGCGTGATGAGCGGCTACGACGTGGCAATGTTCGCAGATGTGCCGAACGTCGCTGCCACGCTTAAGTGGGGCGGCGTTCAAACGAAGAAAGTTGGATGTGTCACGGCAATTAAGATCGTGTCCGTTGCAGAGGTGAACAAGCAAGCAAATGCGCTCACGGAGCGTCTTGCTTATCAGACCACGGACGGCAACATCCAATTTGCGCCAGTTGCAAGTACACATGTGTATCACAGTGCTACCACGCAACCAGGCGACAGCGGTTCGCTGCTGCTGGACTATGCAGGCAAACGAGCGCTCGGCATCCACAAGGGGTCAGCACTCGGTGAGCGTTTCGAAGCGCTCAACGTCGCTCATTTGTTGAAAGACATTGAGCGTATGTATCGCCGACTCGACGAGATTGTCGCTCCAAGCGGCATCGCGGATGAGTCTCCAACCGACAGCGACAAAACTGATGGAGACTATGAGTTCGTCGAGTACGAACAGGAGCAGGACGACCGAAAGGGCACGAAACACTCCGAGTTCGAAGAAGACGACTACAGTCTTGAGGCGAAAGTTGAGTTCAAGGGACGCAAGTTCAAGTACACGATTTCGCAAGCACTCAGTGAGGACCCGTGGGCCAATGGCCTTATTACTGGTCGTTGGGCCGATGAGGCTCGACGCAAGAAAGCCACTGCTGAGGCAGTGGCTGATGAGTGTAAAGAAGGGCGCGATGCCGCCAAGAAAGCCGAAGCCTCCGCGAAAGTGGTGGTGCAAGCCGAACAGGCACTTCAACGCCACGTCCACACGACCGAGAATGTTCAAGCCGCCAACGCGAAAGCGATTGCTGCGGCGAAGGAGAAGCTCGAGCGTTTGGAAGCCACAAGCACTGAGGCTGAGGTCAAAGCAGCGGAGAAGAAAGCCGCTATGATGATCGCGGCCAGTGAGGCTTTGGCTAAGGAGCTCGAGAACCGCGAGTTGCTGAACAAGCACGATGAGACGTGTGGTTACAGCCATCTCGGGGAGCTTCTCACGATGAAGCAGGCTGACGCCGAGCGTGTCATCCGTGAACAACAAAAATTGTTCTGGAACAACCCGACTCGCGTGCTTGCTGAGGCGACCCCAGAGGAGCGCAAGCAGTTGCTTGACGCTCTCACAGGCGTCAAGGACGAAGGCGCTGGCTGTGTCAGTGATGCGTTCGTCGAGGTTTACGGCATCCTGCTGGCCCAATTGTCCATGCAGCGAGCTATGAGTGATCAAGCAGCCGTGGACGCTATAAGTGAGGTTCTCGAGGAGGTCGAAAACTACATTCAAGAGGAGATGGATTCGGATGAAATTCGCACGTTGCGAAAGCGTGTGGAGTCGAAAGCAAACGACTACATCGCGAAGGCTCAGGACGAGGTTGAGGTTAGAGCAGCGTCGTTGTCATCAGCCCGAGTTCCATTTTTGAAAGAGCTCGTTGACGAGAAAGGCAAGAAGGCGAAGGCCAAATCTAGTCGCGTCAACGATGAGCGCCAGAACGCTATAGAGGCTCGTCGTCTAATCAACGACAGCATCGATTGGTGTGAAGCGCATTTTGGAGAGATGCGTTGGGTCGAGGGGCAGAGCGTCGAGTACGATGGTCTGTCCGCAGTCCAATTCGCGTACACGGTGAAGTTCAAAGCTCTCTGTTCGGCGATTGAGGAGTGTATTCGACTCGATTTCGCGCCGGATCTCATTATCCGATGGGCCATTTTGGCTGAGAGAATCAACCAGGATCGCGCAGCGTGGTACGCCGACATGGAGGCGCGTGGCGTCCTCGAAGTCGCGGATGAAATGAATTCGGATTTTCCAAAACCGGCGAGCTCAAAATCGGCCCCAACACCATCCGCGTCAGCGGTGGCAAGTGGAGGCTCGTCGGAATCCAAGGCCGCACGCAAGAGGCAAAGAGCACGTTCGATGAAGAAAGAGCCCGAATCCTCGAAGGTGAGTTCCCCGGGATCACAAACCGGTGGGGCTGGCCAAAACGCGGCGGCGACCACGAGCGAGTCAGCTATCAGTACCAGCTCTCTGAGCTGGGAAGACTCGCTCAAAAGAATGCAGAAGATGCAAGAGGATCAGTCCCAGAAGGACGCTACTCGGACGAAGCTTCTGCGCGAGCTCGAAGCTCTTTTTCCAAACATGCCCAAAGGCAAGGACAATCCAATGTCCAAGCTGAGTTTGCGGCATCTGGAGATGGAGCTCAAAGCAGTCAAGGGTGCGTTGCAAAACGCGTCGGCGACTACTTCAACAAGCAGTCAGTGATCGAACTCATTGCTCGTCGAAAGGCCGGGGGGCCCATGACGGACCGTGAGATGTTGGAGTTTCGTAAGGTCATCGGTTGGGAGCGCGTCAAGAACGATCTCAACCGTGATGCGTCACCAGGTGCACGCTATAAGGCACTTGGGTTCACGAAAGTGGATGAAGTTTTGATGGTCGATGAGTGGAATCTGCTCGTCGAGGTGTTCGATTTGCTCGCATACTACGGTACTGTACGAGAGGCACTTTTGCCTGTCAACTGTGGTGTCGTCGACCCGCGCCTTTGGGCGCGAATGGAAGATGACAGGTCTGAGCAGTTTGGACATGCCCACCAGCTGTATAGCGTTATGATCAAGGACGAACCGCATAAGGCGGAGAAGTTGTTGACAGGGCGTTATCGGCTTATTTTTGTCGCCAATTTGGCGAATCAAATCGCTGAGCGTATCCTTTGGGGTGAGCTCAGCACGCGCCAGGGAGATCACTGGCGCCAAGGACCTGCACTCAAAGGTCTCGGCCTCGACGATTTTAGTCGACGCTATATTCAACGTATAGTGTCCTATCTCGTCAGCAAAGGGAATGCGAAATTCACCGATTGCTCCGGCTGGGACTGGTCTGTACGACTCTGGCTTGCGCTGGACGTCGCGCAGCAATTGGCTGCAGGTGCATACGAAGATCGCGCTGGCTGGAGTTTCACTGCAGCAATGTGCGCGCAAGTAGTGTGCGTTTTTGTAAAATACATCGTCTTTGGTGACGGTGAAGTTTTACTTGATGGAATGCTCGATGGCTCTGTTTGGCCGTCGGGTCTTTTCATCACTACGTATCTGAATTCTTGGATGCGTATCTACATAGCAATCGTCGTGCGACAACTCCTCGGGGGGGTCGACGATACAGCGTTGTCAGCAATGGCTAACGGCGATGACTGTGGAGAAAATCAAGACGCGAGCGCGGCAGAGGTGGCCGAGGCTTACCGACGAGTCGGTGTTCGCGTGAAGGAGGTCCATGATGTGAAGGATGGAGATGAGGTTGAATTCTGCTCGACGATGTTTGAAGCAGTTCCGTTCCGTGAGGCGCGGTTCTGCGGGAGGCTCGTTTCAGCGGAGAAATCAATCTACAGATTCGCCAGCACTCGTGCGACCGCATTGGGACACGATGCGCAGCGCGCTAGCGCGATGCGTTTCGAGTTGCGACATTCTCCTGAGCTTGAGCGTTTTAATAACGTTGTGGCTCAGTTGTATATCGCTGGCAAGTTTGACGCCGCGAGCAATGAGCTCGTGGCGGAGGGCTTATTTTCATTGCAGGGGTAGGGGCAATGAAAAACAACGAAGAAAATTTTGGAGTGCGACCATGAAGTTGCACGAATTTTTGATTACGCACCCGAAGGTGCGAAAGATGAACAAGGAGGAGCAGCAGAAGGCGCTGGCCGAGTACAACCGTCAGACGGGCGGTGAGCACAAGGACATGCGCAAACAAGTTGTGAAGCGCTCGAAAGAGCGCACCACCAAAGTTCGGAAGAACATGCAGAACCCGCGTGACCATGTCAAGCAGCAACTGCGTGCGAGTAAGTATTTGAACGCTCTGTTGAACCCGTTCCACTCACCAGTGGCGCGTTTTCCGGACCTCGAATGCAACTCAACAGTCACGTTCCAGGTGAAGCAGAGCTATAAGCTCGTCGCCGACACCAATGGGCGTGCCTGCATTTTCATTCGCCCTGGCCTTAGTAAGGTCATTGCGATCAGCGGCGCGCGTTCTGATCTCTCCATTAAGTGGGGGGATGACGCGGGCACTGCGTTGACCATCACGGATGCTCGCATACCGTCGATGGTTTGGGACGCGGCACTCGGCATCGCCGGCTATGGCTTGGGCACGAATTATCGTGAACAAGTCATGCCGCCGGCGTGGTCAGAGGGTTCGTTTTCTGTTTTTGATCTTAAGGATCTTAACAAGACGGACCAGCTGCGCAACCTTTACGACAAATCTCGCGTCACGGCGTGCGGTGTTTCACTGCGCTACGTCGGCGCGCCGCTCAATGCCAAGGGCCGACTCGTTGCGGTCCCTTGGAAAGGCTCGTATGGGGCGCCTGGCTGGGGGAACTATTCTCTGGCCATTGGTGACTCGCGAGACGGCGTTGGCTTGCCAGCGCCGAAAGATGGTCCGAATTACGAGAATCTGTTGACGCTCGAAGGCGCGGTTGAGGCCGCCGCCATCGACGGCATCACGGAGCACTGGGTGCCCACCGGCATCGAGGCTGCTTCTGATTTTCGTGCCACGCGCTACACCCCGCCGTACCAGAACCAGTACGCGCGAGGCGCGTGGGCTAATTCGTTGACCCCGAACAGCACCACTCAGCCGCAGATTACGTTCCCTGCGGCTGTGTGCAACAACGATGAGTACGCGGCGTTCGCCGACGCGCTCACTCGTTTTAATCCAAGCGTCACCGCGAGCAACTCCGGTGGTGTCACGAATGCTCTTTTCGGAAACGGCCCTTGGTCGTCTTCGGTTGGCGCTTCTGGCTCCCCCGGCACTCCGTCCGAGTACGCCGACACGTCTTTGTACGGGTTCGGCAAGCTGCTCGCGTCGACGACCGCAGGCACAAACAACGCGTCTAACAACGTGTTGATCGTGAAGCGGTCGATGGAGCAAGTCGCCAATGGTTTTCTCACGTCAGCAATGTCGCCAGGAGATCAAGGCATTTGCATCATCGCTGAAGGCTTGGTGCCTAGCACCAAGAAGGACACGCCTGTACCGGGTGTGTTTGCGATCGACCAAGAGTCGGATTGCTACGAAGTCGAGGTGGTCATCAACTATGAGGCCACCGTCGACCAAAGAACGATCAGCGTTGGCGGCATGTTCACGCCGCCTGTTGCGCTGATTGCAAACCACGTTGCTGGCAGGAATGCGGTCGCGGCTGCACAGGTTATGCCTGTTGCTCATGTCGGACCGCACAACACTGACAGCGCAGCCAAGAATATTGGCAAGTGGATTGACGACGCGTCGTCAACGATCACGTCCATGTGGACGACTGGAAAGTCGATCTACGGAAGCATTGAGAAAGGCTTCAATGGGCTGTTCGGTGACGGCGCTTTCTCAGATGTCGTCGACGGCGCTCTGGACGCTGGGCTCGCGCTATTTGCGTGAGCTCGCCTAGACGCTGTTTTAATTTGGGAACAAAATTTTGGAGGCTCTTGTCTGAAAAGAAAGAGAAACTCAGTGATAAGACACCTAACGTCACAAGGCTAATGATCCCTTGTGACCATGGTGCGTCACGACCGTGGCTGGCGGATGTATCAGGTCGGATGAAACCGAGTCAACAAACACCCTGAACTGTAAGGAGAAGAAATAGAGTACGGGCAGCTATGCCAGTTGCAGCACATCTGGCTCCATGAATAGATCACTTCAAATCATGGGGCTAAAGGTGTGTTACGCGCATTCGCGCGCGATCGTCGTGGGGAGAAATCCCTGGAACCTAGTTCCGACCAGCGCGCGTTTGTGTATGAGCCACGTCGACATGGGGGGGAACCCCCTGGTATGGAGGAGGAATCTTTGATTCGTTACTCCGTTCCGTCGACCTCTGAGCTCACAAGGGAGGGTGACCCTGCGAAAATAGCCGTGAGGAGTTTAGTCAACGTAGACTTTTCACGTTCACCTGCAGCGTTGGAGATAGTACGAATATAGAATTCCTAATTCAAACTGGCCTAATCAGCTAGATCTTGTGCTTGATAGTCTCACGTAGGAACGTGAGCCATGCGACAGCCGGCGTTATAAGACCGGCAAGTGTGCCATGGGGGGCGGAG